CCAGAGGAAGTCTTGCCCCGTGGCAACGCACTCTAAGGGATGCTGTGGGGCAGGATGTCCTGACTGCCCCTTCCGACCTAAAACCAAATAGTGGGGTTCTCTGAACTCCTTTTTTTATGATTAGTTCAGAGACACCTTATAAGTTAGCAGAGATTATCCGAAATACTTGGCCTCAACTTTACAGACCATTCAAAGTATCCTATAATAAGGAAAAGCAACAAGACAATGAACAAGTATCAGAGTGAAGAGTATTTCTCAGTTCTTGATAAAAAGACTGGAAGAAAACTATTAGATTGTGGTGAAGAACTTGATGCTCTGGCAATGGTTGCTATGGATCCACAGAACCGCGCTTATACTCGCAATCAGTTTCTGATGGGTCAGGTGGTGGATGTTAAGATGCCCAAAGCACTGCCAACCAATGAGATTGTGGTGAATATGGACGGTGGTGTTGGTGGTTCCTGGGAAGTTCGTGAACCAGAACCACTACCTCAAATCAAACTTCCAGACCGCCAGGCAGAACCAGTTATCGTTAATTAACATACCCTAAATATTCAAAAAATTGAAGACATGAAATTTACAGTTTATTCTAAAGATGGTTGTCCATATTGCATAAAAATACAGCAAGTATTAGAGTTGGCAAACCTACAGCATGTTGTTTATAAACTTGGGTCTGATTTTACTAGAGAAGAGTTTTATGCTGAATTTGGTGAAGGATCAACTTTTCCGCAGGTAGTTCTAAACGATCAACATATTGGAGGATGTACTGATACTGTGCGATACCTTCAAGAAAAAAATATTGTATGACAATAAATAATCAAGAACCCCAGATTAATCGGGGAGTTGAGTTATTACTTAGGAATAGGAGAAGAAAATCACCAGAACCAAAAACTTTTCAAGTGAAGTTTGGTAAGATGATCTCTCTATTCCGCAGAGAGTTTCACTTTTTTATAGAATTTCATTTTGATATTAGGAAAAAATAAACTTTCTGGAGAGAAAAATGGAACCAGCATATGTAATAACATTCACCATAATGTTCACGTTGCTCTTTTTTATGGTTGGGAGTATAATTGGTTGGTTAACCTACAGGCACCTGGAAGAATCTAAATCTCCCTATTTGCATCCAGAGTTCTTTGATGAAAATGGACAAGTAATACCTGATGAAATAGTATCTGTACGATTTGAAAACGATTATGACTACAACGAAGATGAAGAAGACGACTGAAGTACCAATTCAAACTCTTCCAACAAACCCTTTTGTGTTTGAAATTTTAGAACTTGTTTCTAAACAAAGGACAAATGCTAAAAAATTAGAAGTTCTCAAGACTTACGAACACAATTCTTTAAAAGCAATTCTTATTTGGAATTTTGACGAAAGCGTAATCTCTATGCTTCCATCTGGACCTGTTCCTTACGCAGACACCAAGGATCAGAATGTTTATGCAGGAAATCTTTCAGATAACTTAGTAAAAGAAGCAGCAGGTGGAGAGGCTGCCACTCGTCAAGATCTTCTTGGTCAAGGAAGAACATCTCTCCGTAAAGAATATCAAAACCTTTATCACTACGTTAAAGGTGGAAATGATACTCTCTCTACAATTCGTAGAGAGTCAATGTTTATTAACCTCCTTCAAGGTCTACATCCAAAAGAAGCAGAGGTATTAATTCTTACAAAAGATAAAAAACTCACAGATAAATATAACATCAAGTTTGAAACTGTCAAAGAATCTTATCCTGATATTACTTGGGGAGGTCGTTCGTGACGGTAGCGTTAAAGCAGGAGAACGGCATGGCAGAATATGGAAAAGAAGAAAGATCTGTTCTCCCAAGTAGTTATGGATGCGAAATTATTTTAGAAAAAACAACAATTGACCAAGCAAAAAATCCTTCTTTTCCTAATGATGCATATTTAATTTGGTATGATGTGGATGGAACTGAATATATTGATCTTGTGAGAGGAACTAGAGTTCGTATTTTTGATATGTATTATGACAAACATGGTCCAGGTGCAGTAAAAAAAATTGATTTTGGATATGGAAGAACGAGTCCTAGACTATGGGGATATCAAACACCTCAAAAGAAAAAGAAATGAGTGGATTTGGACATACGTCAAAAGTCAACTTGAAGGTTGAATTTGATATAGATAAAATAATCAAAGACTATAAAAAAGTTAAAAAATATATGAAGTCTCCTCTTTACACCATCAAAAAAATGGATGGAACAGAGGACATTGTGAGTGAACTAATTAGAGAGTATCAAGAAAATCCTATTGACTGATGGGTAAGCATTATTTACTTAATTTGTATGGGTGCTCATTTGTTCTTCTAGACGACGAGAATTGTCTTAGAGATTTACTAGAGAACGCAGCAATAGCAAGTGGTGCCACTGTGGTTCAGACTATTTCAAAAAAGTTTGAACCGCAAGGAGTTACTGTAATCTGTTTGCTTTCTGAAAGTCATATTAGCATTCACACTTGGCCTGAAGAAGGTAAAGCAGCAGTAGATGTTTATACCTGTGGAGATTGTAGTCCTAAGATTGGTTGTGATATTATTATCCAGCAACTTTATGCCAGAAATCATACTCTAAGTTATATTGAAAGATAAAAATAAATACTCTATATTTGGAGAATTATATGCTCTCTACTCAGTATCGTTTGAGACTTGAAGCAATTTGTGAAAAGATTGTTCTTCATGAAGAAGTGAGTTTGGAAGATATGATTTGGGCAGAGAAGCTCTCTAAGGCAAATCGTTCTGCTGCGACAATACTTCGTCAGGCAAGAAGGAAAGCAGAAAATCCTGATATGGATGCGATGGACGATTTTATGAACCAACTTGATATTGGTGGATTAGGACACGAACGATTTGGTCGCCGTGGTTTTGATAATCCAGATGATCTACACGATTGGTTTAAGCGTGATGAAGATCAAACCGATTGGAGACAGAGGGATTGACTTACGAAGAGTTCATCCACAAAGGCACCGAACATTATATGGATATGGTGCGTTTGATTGATATTAAACTCAAACATCGTATGCCTCTTACAGAAGAAGAAAAAGAAATCAATGATTACATTATGGAGTTTCAACACAATACCAGAATTAATGAGTTGAGAGATAAGTTTGAGAAGTGCCTGAATGTAGAAGAAGAATGAAACCTTTTGTATTAATTGCTTGCTTTTTACCGATTGCTGTGATATGGTTAGTGATGAAATTATCTCTATGGTTGTCCTCTAGTGTAACAGAAGTCAATTATGTCAGAGAAGATGCCAAACGACAACACGGACCTTATTTGGACAACCCATATGCAGACATTGACCAGGAGGATGAGGAATATGGAAGTCAGTCAGATTATCAATGATGCCATATTAGAATGGTATTCCGATCAGGGACAAGAAGTTCCTCAATGGAGAATGCAAAAAGACCCCCAGTGGTGGATCGATTATCTTGCAGAGCTTGACGAACAGAGATAACTCTAGTATGATTGCCAATATATCATACTCTCATTATGGAATATAAACCTTATTCTCCTGAGTGGAATCGTAAAAGATATCTCAGAGAGGCTCTTGAAACTTACTTCAATGATTATGTGAACATTGAAGTAATTTATGATGATCTTATGGATATTCTTCATGAAAGATCTGAGCAGGCTTATAGTGAATTTTCTAGAATCAATGAACTACAATCTAAAATTAACTCTAAATAAGTTATAGTTCGGTTTTCCGTATCTATGACTTTAGAGGACGGATGTTATTCACTCAAACTAGAATGTGCATTGAGAGATTTAGGATTCGTTGATATAGGTTGGAAGTGTGTTGCACACGCAGGGATTTTTTTTATTCAACCTATTGGAATACCCGATAACCCAGAGGGAGATCTTCTAGGGTTTTCTTTGTCTATACCTTATGCTCATGATAAAAGAAGGTATAGACTCCTTTCAACTGCCAAAAGGGCTCTAGATTTTGCGCTTAATGAGTCTTAATTGGTATTAGATTTTACCAAACTGCTTGACTATATATCGTAATAGATCTATAATGATCTCACGTTCATCTGGAAACAGACGGAAGTAAGCCGACTCGGAACGGATCGTTCATCTATGGAAATCATTCTCTGGACTTGCGTTGAAGCTCAAAAGCTTATTAATAATGTTCGCACCTCAAAAGTGCCGGATGAGGTTAAAGCAGAGCTCATTCAAATTCATAAAGAACACGCACCAAAGACCTGTAAGTTTACCATAGACGCAAAAGCCGACTGAAGGAACGCTCTTTAACCTGAACAACTAAGGAGAAACCTAATGTCGAAAGTCGTATACCGTGGCGTTGAATATGATACCGAAAAGCGTATCGCATATCAACAGCAAATGCAACAACAACCTCAACAATACAATGAGACCTACCGTGGGGTCAAATTTGTAAAAGAGGGGACCAAGGGATGACAGCAACCTATCGTGGTGTGAAGTATAATACTCACACTCCGAAACTAGAATACCGTAAATGGTATTCACAAACACATGCTCCGTCACATCCACCAAACAAGTATCGTGGTCTTTCCTACCGTCCATGTAACAACTGGAACTGGGAGGAAAAACAATGATGCAAACCGTCGTATCTTTAACTGCTGGACTTGCTTTAAGCACAGTTCTACTTTCAACCTATATTCAGTGGTTGTATAAGTACTAATCACCAGGGGGGCAACTCCCTTTTTTTATGAGTATAAACTTGTAGGCATAAATTTTTATTGCGTAATATCAGAAAATCAACACAAATCATCTACATAGTAGTAGAATATACGAGGTGAAAGAAATGAAAGAAAACTCTTTATTATGATATTCTTTGTGCTCGGAGGTTATTATGCACAACCTAATCTCTTACAATCAATTAGCTGGATGGAAACACTTTGAAGAAACTGTAGATCGATGTAATGAACAAAATGAACTGATTAATGATTATTTTAACTGCCTGGTCGAATGTAATGATGAAAAACAAGTATGTAAGAAAATCTGTAGGGAGTTATTAAGTCATTCGTAAACACCTATCAAAATAACTAAGTCAAAATGAGGGGTTGACTGCCCCTCTTTTTTTGTCTATAATCACTCTACTAAAGTGATTTCAAAATGGATAGAGAAAAACTAAAACTGATCGTCCATAATCTAGAGTTGCTGGTGAACTCTTTGAAGTCTGAGATTCATTCAGATGTAGATGCCTATAAAGTAAAGTACGAAGAAGTAGCACCTTATATCAGTGATTATGATGAGGTATTTTATGACGGAGATGATGATGG